GGTCCATTGTCTGCTCTAAAAAAAACACCTCCCTCTTCTTTTTCAGGCATTATCCATGCAGGTATTGTTTTTTTTCTTTTGCAGCCATAAAAATTTTCATCTATTTCTACATCACCTTGTTCGTGTTGTGCACCACCTCTGTCTCTGTTGTGTGCAACTAAATCATATTCTTTAGCTAGCTTTACTACTTGTCTTTGTAGCTCTGCTCCCCTTTGTCGGTTTCTTCTTCCCATCTGTACTCTCTTCGGGTCTTTTGCTTTCATTTTTTAATTCCTCTAATTTTTCTTTTACATACTTCTCAAGTTTTTCTGCATCACCATGCATCTGTATATACATTCCTAATGTATTTTTAATTTCTATATATAGTTTTTCTAGATATCTTACATAGTTATATGTATCTACAGAAAATTTTCCTAATTCTTTTATCGTTGGTTTTCGTTTATTTTTGACCATACATTTTGTGTCCTTTTAAATATTTCCAATCAATGATATAATATCTAAATCCATTATCATGGTATTGACCTGTTGCAAAATTATTTTTAAGTTTTATATCTCTATACAATTCTTCAAATGGTATTAAAATTGCAACTTGTTTATCAAAGTCATATGCATAGATTGTTAAAGGTAATACTTCAACCCACCATTCGTAAGTCTCTAAGTCATGCATCTTAAGTTTAAACTCTTCATTAAACCCTTTAACCTCTATGAACTTTGCTTCTTTACCTATGGCAATATAATCAGGCATGGATCTTAGCTTGGGTGGTATCTTTGCAAATAAATCTTTTGGAAATGCTTTATTTTTTTCATCAAAGCCTATTCTCTGATAATGAATGTTACTCATTTTAAAAAACTCTTCTGCTTTTACTTCGGCAGCATTAGCATTTTTATCATTTCTTTCATGATATCCTTTAAGTGCATCTTTTAATTTAATTTGCATATAGCTCTTCTAAAGTATAATCCCACATATTATCTTCAACAGTTTCTGCAATAATGTCTGTAAGAACTTTTCTTGGAGATTTTCCAAATAACATACCAGTCTGAGTGTTTATTATATTCAACAATTTTGAAGCAAACTTTATTTTATCAATATTATTTAATGACAATGACAATTCTACAAGCCCCTTTATTTGTTTTGTACCCTCTATTATACTATCATAATCATCAGATACAACCCTTTCTTTAAAAGGTGGAATTTCTAGTCGATATCCAGTATATGTATATTTAGTATCATCTTCCCCCCCATATACTGACTCATAATGTGATTCTTTATATTTTTCTAAATTATGCTCTATATTAAATTTTGTTAATAGATATGAAATTTGTTTAAATGTTGGAAGGCAAGCATATTTTCCTTGATTATAACGGCTCGCATAATCATCATCTGTTGCATCTTTAGATTTCAATATTATTCTATCTAGTATATTACATGCTTTTTTGTATTTTTTTTGGTTTCTTTTAGATGCTATCTTTACAGCCATTTTATTTGTTCTCCTTGTTTTTTATTAAAAGGTCTAAATATTTTCTTGCTTTGTATAAATCCTCTAAACCATTTTTATATTTATATCTTACAATGTATTTAATAATATTACCCTCACAAAAATCCATACCCCAACTTAAAATAAATTTAGTAACCTCTATTCCTTTGGTGTAATAATTAGGGTTTATTGCATCAAGAATTTTTTTAGTGCTACTCACACTTTTCACAAACAATTTCTCTTTCCTTTATAACTGTATTTATTTTAGGTTGCTCTAGATTAGGATGTATTTTATCAAGATTTTTATTTATATGATAATCTCTTGCTCCTTCTAAAATCCTATCAAAATCTTTTATAAGGATATCAAGATCAGTAAGTTCATTGTTCTTATCATCTCTAGTAATTTTTAAACACGCTAATATTTTATTAGCTTCAGCATAACTTGATTTAATAGTTATGATACATTCATTTAAAGTATTACTCATTTGGTAAATCCTCACCTGCGTAAATGTATAATCCTAAACCAAACAATGCTATGTTCTTTGTAAGACATCTCATAGTAGAAGTGTTTATTTGAAAAGAATTTACTTCCATTAACGAAGCATTTCTATTATCTAAAACGGGATGTGTAAATGACCTTTTAATATCATTTACTTTTACCCAAGTTTGTACATAAAAACCTGAAGGTGTTTCCATATAAGGTCTTTTCTCTGTTATGACCACACCTTCTTTTTTATAGCTTTTTTCATATTCCTCATTGCCCCAAGTGGCATTAGGATATGCCTTAAGCAGTTCTTGGATAGCATAGGTCCAACTTAAATAATTAAACCTACCTTTTTTTTCTACATTCTTATTAACATTAATTTTAGATAATGTGTCAAAGACATTGTCTACTTTCTTTTTTAATTCAACCATTGTTATCTCCTTTTATTATGGTTTAAATGGTGCTTTGCAGCAACCACTTTCTTTGCTCGTTTCGTATTCGTATCTAAAATAATAGTCTTTCTCACACTTAGAACAATGTGCTAAGATCCTACCATTTATGACTTTGAAGTGTTGTTCTTCTTCTAGATCTTCTTTATCCATCTTCCCCTCTATGCTTGGAAAATCAGACTTTCCCCTTCTGTGACCTATCTTTTGGTGCTTGTTAAAATTAATAAATTGTATGACTAGATTTTCTTTCCATTCAATAATTCCTTGTGTCTGTAAAGCATTTAAATTTAATCTTGCTTTTTCAACATCAAAATTTTTATAGCCAGGAAATATTTGTAAATGAAGTTCATGTAAATTTCCATTAATTCTACCATGGTCATCTGTAAAAGGTAGCAACCTCATAAACAACCATTGCTGTGCCATGGTTAATTTATTAAAGTTTATATCGTGTGCTATTACTCTACTTAAAATTCTTCCTCTTGCCATCTGTGTATCCCTCTCCACAATGTTGGTAATAATTGCAATAATTACATTCCCATTTTTCCCTAGGCGAAACCCCTAGTTGTATCTCGGGTTCATAATTTACTTTCTCTTTTACACTTAACCAATAACTTTGGGCTTGGTGTATGTAATTTTTATCTACCTCTATCTCATGCATCTCAGATGTGTCTTTGTTATAATACAATAAAGACATCTTTGATAGTTCTTTGCCACTTTCTCTTTCATACCAATAGGCATATGTAGATAATTGCAAATAATAGTTTATAGGCTCATTAAATCTATTTAAACCTTCACTAATTATTTTAAATTTTTTATTATTACAAGTTTTAATATCATATAATTCATTGTCCGATACAACCAATAAATCTAAAAACCCTCTTACATTCCAATCATCTATTTGAATTTCTTTTTCTATGTAAACCTTTTTTTTAGTATCTTTTGAGTCAAGCAATACTGCTTTTTGAATATCATCATGCACTAAATTACCCAATCTAAACAAACGCATTGTATCTTTAGGAAAAGATGGTTCAGGTACTTTTTCTACATGACGATAGTATTGTTTTCTAATACAACTTCCTGAAGAACTTGCATGAAACCAATTTTCTTTTCCTTTATATCTTTCTTTGGTGTTGTCTTGGTTTAATGAGTCTATATATTTATCATATATATTTACAATATTCATTATTTTTTCTTAATTGTTTTTTTTGCTTTTTTTGGTTTTTTTGTTTCTATCGTGTGTTCTTCGTATGCCTTGTCAGTTAGTAGTTTTTTTATCTCTTCTCCATGTTCTTCAGTTCTTTTATACAGTTCAAATATTTTATCCCAAATATCTTTAACATCATCATTTAAACTATCTAACTTTTTTTCAACTTCATTAACAAAGCTCATAATATCTCCTTACTTGCGAGGTAGGGTTTAAAAAAAAAGAGAGAGTTAATTCGAACAGGTTAATATAAGAATAAATAACATCTGTAGAAGATGTTAGTGGTAACTCTCTCTTTAAATCTTTAATTATTCCTTTAACCATGTGTATAATATAATGCTTTTGTAATTTGAAACCAATTATTATTTTCTTTTAAATATACTTTTGGGTAGATAAAATATCCTTCAGGGGACATTAAATTAAAGCTTGAACCTTTCATATTTAATGTTTTAAATAAAATACCTACCCAAATGTTTTTATTTATAAAGGTGCTTACCTACAAACACCCACCAACCGTTTTTATGTTCTTTTTTTATTTCTTTAATTTCTTGTTTTGATTTTTCATCAAAAGGAAAACCTATAGGTGGCTTCCAACTTTTTCTTTGAAAGTAATAACCTTTTCTATACTTACTTTTATCTTGAGGTATTATTGTATGGTTGGTATTAATTTCCTTCCACTTCATTTTATTTCCTCTCTTCGTACTTGTGTCTGTTAAGTTCTTCTTGTGTAGATTCTGCCCAATTTTTATAATTGCTTATCTCTTTATTCTTTTTATCTAATATTGCAAATGAAACAATTGTTTGTATCATCCAAAATAAAAATGCTATAATTACATATGTACTCATTGTTAATACTCCTTATTTAATATATTTGATTTAAATTCTTTAAACTGATTTCCCCAATCGTTTGTTTCTTCTGAATTATCATGTCTTGGTGCGACATTATCTCTTAAGCATTTGTCACACATCCCTTTTTCATTTTGATTGTTATTGTTATTTAAAACAACAAAACATTCTGCACATCTAGACTCCATTGTTATTTCCTTTTCTTTTTATTATAATAAATCTTCAGGCATTTTTCTTCTTACAAATTTTTTATCTTTAGTTAATTTAAAACCAGTTGAATATCTAATTCCTTTTTTCAGTCTAAAATGTTTTAATCTTTGTGAATCACTATCATCCCAAATATTTCTCATACAGATTGTATCTTTAAAAAATAAATTTTTATTTTTCATGTATGTAAAACAGTCCTGTCTTTCATCTAGAGCCATTGTTATTTCCTTTTCTTTTAATCAAAAAAACCATCTTTTTTTATTTTTTCTAGTTTTAATTTTTCTAATCGTTTGTTGGCAATACCATCTTTTTTTATTTTTCCATTATCTAGTAATCTTTGATAAAAATCAATCATTTGTTTTAAACCCATATATTTGTCTGCATTTTTTATTTTAAGGTCTACATATTTATGATTATCTATATCACTATTTTCAAAATTGCTTTCTTTCATTATTTCTCCTTTTTATATAATTGTGTTACCACCCATTCAACTACATTTGTAGTTACTGCATTCCCCATACATTTATATCTTTGGGTGTCGGACAACCCTTCTGTCCAATTATCGGGGAAACCTTGCAATCTTTCACATTCGATTGGTGTCAATCTTCTAATTTGAGTTTTGCCTTGTCGTATTTTATATAAACCTGTTTTACCACCTTGTCCACCACCTAATGCTTTTATGGATACACTAGCACCACTTGTAGAGTAAACTCTTTGTACTTGTCCTATATTTTTAGTGAGTTCTTTTGGTTCTAGTATATATTGTTCTCCCATTGCGTGAA